ATACCTACCTCATAATCTCTATTGCTATGCAAACTTCTTGGCGATGCTATTGCTTGCCAGTCTGCCGACGAATATATAACTTCGTAGTACTCATAAACAGACAACGAAGGCGACACCAAGTCGTCAACAAATCGCATAGCTGGCAGTTGGAATCCTATAGTGGTACTCCCAGGAGAAGTTACCACCTTTATAGCTTGACCGCCAGCACTAATTCCACTATCTATTTTTTCAAATGCATTCAAATTTGCCGGTATTGAGCAATTAAAAGAGTCTGTCGATGTATTCCCATTGCAAGAAGTCTGGGCCCCTGGGACTGGCGAATACACTGGCTTTATATTGCCAGAAGGCAAAGAGGTTCCAACCGCAGCTAAAAACTCTTGGCTTGTTGCTAAATCAAAAACTGAAGAATATGACGTAGGCAAAATAAACAGAAAATCTATATCTACCTCATCTGTTGTGTCGGTAGGATATGGCGTATTCCCTGAAAAAGACTTATGCTTGAATGTGTAACTTAATGATAATGAGGCCCCCTCCACCAAATCAATCCCCGCTAAATCAACATACACAATAGAGTCATTTACAGAAACAGCGCCATTTATATAATAACTACCTGCGCCAGTTGATGTAGGCAGCTCTTCCGTTCCAATATGTTCTGATATCAACTCGGCAGTATAACTTAAGATAGTCGGGCTCCCGTCTTCATCCACCATGTCGTACCCCTCTGTGTAATTACCGTACATCAACCTATTCCCCATTATAGTCTGCGCTTTTGCAGTTAACGGGACATTATCATAAAGTCTCAATAATTCATAATCAGGCAGTATTGTGAATATCTTGCTGCTGTCAAAAGTAAATGTATAATCAGCATTGTCAGCAAGTCCCATCTTCTCCTTATCCACCTTCTCTATTACCTTAATAATATTATTTGAAGATTGCTTAAAAAGCAAATCAATGCCGACCACTAAAGAGCCTCCTGAATTATACGTCACATACGCACTATTGCACGAATTTGACATACCCTCATTTAGCATACTATTTATACTGAACTCAAATTTGCCCGGTATAAACGCTATATCAGACCACTGAGAAGTAGCCGAGTATTCTCCATCCTCATATCTATATCTATAAGCAAAAGACAAAAACCTTGTGTCCATGTAATTTTCCTGTCCGCTTGTAGCAAATGGCTCTACTGAAGGTGATTTTACAGGCGGTTTTTTTATAACCAACAACTGCTCATAAAGAATAGAGGAGTCAACCATCGAAATAGGTTGGTCATATTTCCTATTTACATTTATGAACCGAGGTGGGTTGTAGTCATCTGTAAAATAAAGAAGCTCCCCCTCTATTATATTTACCCCGGTTATTAAATATTGCTTATTAAAATTCAGTACGCTCCTCTGCCCACTTCCGTCATTCACGCTTACTACATGGTAAGTAAGAGTTTGAGTGACAATATCATAAGATAAAATCAAATCACAAACCCCCGCTGGCGATGGCTGAAAATCCGGGTCATGAACAAACCAATATATTTTATTATTAGAGCTATCCTCTTCAGCCCCTATACAAATAGCCTGAGGGCTTAGTTCATTGTTACCAGGGCCAACTATCTTTGTTAAAACCTTGTTACCAACAACATTCTCAACAACCCCGGCGTTAGATGATTCAGTAGAACCAACTCTTATGTTCATGGCGTCTATATACTCCCCATCAGGCAAGAGACGCTCATCAACCATCTTATTCATCCTCCCGGATACAAAATTTTTTGATATTTTGGACATATTATTTTATTGACTTGCTCATTCCTCTAAGACTCATTAGCAACTTACCCGGGTGCATACCACTCATTCTTATTCTTGCATTCATAAGTAAAGCTCTTCTTCTTTTTCTCGCCCTGTTTATTATATACTCTTGAACACCATGCTTTGAATTTAATATTGCGTATTCTATAGCGGCATAAACATAATCCTCAAACATCTTATTTACAGAAACTAAAGAATCATCACCTCCTTCCATTCCATCTGATATGTACTCCAATATACATAATTCTTCCGCCATCCTGCTATCAAAATTTATAACACCGGCGGCTTTATTTATGCTAAAAGTAGGATTTATATTTGCCGTCTCTGTATTCAACCCAAACCTCCCGCCAAACCCCATTTCGAAATACCAGTCCCCGTCTATATCCCACCCCATCTGCCCCGAAAATTGAGACCCTGGAGATAGGTATAGACTTTTCGAAACCCCAGCCAGCCTATCATCGTCTATTTGTGAGCTGTGAGGCTCCAGTATATCTCCACTTTGGCTAAATAAAATCTTCCCGTTATTATCCTGAAGATACGCAGAGGAACTCATGGCTTGTATGTTCTCATTAAGCGGGTACAAAACACCGTCTTTGTATAAAGAAACTCGCACCCAATTGACATAGTCATGCGGTAACACATAAATTAAAGAATCCGGCACCGTAAGTTCTAAAGCCCTAACCTCCTTGAATGCATCATAATTAAGCTCCTGGATAGCTCTTTTTGCGTGGAATATTACCTTATGCCTTGGTGTGTTATTAATTAAAGACTGGTTCCCAACATACATTAACATAAAATTATTAACTATATCAATCAATGATACATATTGATACGAGCCCCAGTTTTTGTCTTCGGGTATATTGCCATTATTTGTATAATAGGCGTAGTTAGATAAATATGCCATTTATATGTTTTTTGTTCCGTAATTTTCTTCTAAAGATTGCTCCTTTGCGATAGCAAACTGTGCCACTTGAATTTCTCTAATGGTTATGCCTAAATAAGATAATATCTTAACAACAAGCTCCACTTCAAGCCCGGATGATAGCTCGAAATCCTGATAGTCTGGCTGAGATTGATTAAATACAGGGTCCCCGCTGCTTAATGTGCTATAAGTCCACTTTGGAGTCTTAGGGTATCTGAAATAATCAGCAACAACAGCCCCATAGGTATTTATTGTTTCCGGATAACACCCGATTGTTTGGCCAATCATTGAATATGATGGGTACAAAACACTTGGGGCCGTCAAATTAGAGGCGTTTAGCATCGTTATTACATTCGATACCTTTTCTGCTACCGAAAAAGTCTTGCTGTTGTATATGTAATACTTTTGGTCTAACGCAGTAAATATATTAGAGGACAATGTCAATTGAGTGCCACTAACAACACCAACAACAATTGCTGAAGAATATGAGTCAGCGTTAAATACTATATCACCAACACTTACGCCGGATTGTACAAAATCAGAAGATGTGTCATTTAGCTCGTCAACAACCACAGAAGATACAAGACCTTGCACTAAAAGAAGCGGGTAAACTGTTATTTTATTAATCATATAAACAGCGTCACCAGTAGTTATAATCGATGGCGTGTAAAAATAATTCCCCGACTTATGGATAAGTGCTTTACTTACAAGGAAAGACTCAATCTCTTCCTCTATAGCCTTTCTTTTGTCCGCATACTCAGTCCCGGAAAGTCTTAAGGTTTCAGCGTTTATTGATGAATTATAATCAGAAAAAAGGCCTTCGAATATCTCTATCTGTGCATTATTCGCAAGTAAATTAAAATCAGAAGGAGATACATACCCGTAGTTGTTTTTATTGAGAATTGCAAGAACTGTATTTCTAACAGAGTTTATCATTTCTTATTTTCGACAAAGATACAAAAAAATAGGGGCAAATAACTTACCCCTATTTTTTTTTGTATATCTATAATTTATTTACTTACCGGCAATAGCATCAAGCGACTTAAGAATTTCTATTCCATCCTCGGACATAAGAAATCTACAAGCTGCATCCTGAGGAGTTTCCCCAAAAGGCACGCTTATTAGCTTTTCCTTTCTTGCGTCAGTTGTAATCCAAATATCTTTTTCGTTATTTTTCGTCGACAATAAGCCTTCCTCAAAAAACATACGAACATTTGCCTGGTGCTTTAGCTCAGGGTCTCTTGTTATCCCGAGGAACAAAGAAGGGTTGTTCTTTGCATAAACCCTGACGTCCCTTTTCAATTCAGCGGTGTTGATTTTCGAAGGGTCCTTCCCAAATATGACCCGGTAGACCATCTCTAATTGAGACAGGCTCATTTCCCTTGCTTCCTTAACCGCATCATCTTCGATATCCATTCTGACAATCTCCTCCTCCGCATCCTTTTCCTTATCAACCTCAACAAAAACAACCCCATTTAATGGGTGTAGTGATAACATCTTTTGCAGGGCCGGGCGATTATACGGAACATGAAGCATCCCGTCTTCGAATAATATAGGCTCCAAGATTGCATTTCCATCTTGCTCATCCTCGAACGGGCTGTTTTGATTGGAAGCGTATCTTAATGCTCTGTTCTCTCCCTTTTCTTCATCGAACCACAGCAATGGGAATTTTGGATGATTTCTTGACGGTAACGAATAAGACAATGGAGCTCCATTTAATAGTCTGTACGTTTTGTCTTTAGGCGTTTCTGCCTCTTTTTTTGCTTTTTTGAAAACTGACATTTTATTTGTATTTAATTGTGAAAAATAAGAAAAACAGGTCAGTGTCCTTGAAGACACTGACCTTAAATATAACTACTAACCAAAACGGAACAGCATGAAGTTATTGGCTCCGAGCGTACACAAGCATCGCTCTGAAAGGAAATGAACCTCCATCGCATCCAGGTCGCTGGTTGAAGCACCTCCGGCCCCGCCTACAACCCAAGTTTTATATCTTCGGTTTTCGGTTTGTGAAGCACGGTATCGAACGTGCAAGAATGGCCGCTTAGCATTTTCTCCTAAGTTATGGTCATAAACATTCGTAGAACCAGCTGGCACAAGAATACCGTTTACGGTACCTGTTGCCGTAGCAGCTGTTGTGTTCATTGCCCCTCTCATTGAAGGGTCATTGAGGTATCGCCAATCTGTCTTGTAAAAATCATATCCTCGACGGAACCCGGAAAAGCCTAAATTCAGAGCCATCTGAGAGTTATTGTCAAATAAACCAAACGAAGGACCGTGTGCTGCGGAAGAGCCGTTAAACCCACTCAATGTAGCTAACATATTGTCAATGTCAAAACTAAGAGTCCGGTTGCAAAATAATGCATTTTCCTCGATAGCCCCCTGTCGGTCAAGCCGTGCAACAACAGAATCCCAGTCGGATAAAGCAGTTGGCGTACCGGCGCCAAACACATTCCCTCGTAAGTTCACAACGTAAAACAACCCCTCTGAGCCTTTAAAGCCTGCGGCTAAAGCACCTGATGTCGCCTCTGCCGGGGTAGCTTCAATCATTGATGTTTCAAGGTAATCCTCAAAACGCATACGGGTTTCATGTTGTGACTTCAAGTACCAAAGGTACCCGCCTGGAGCGCCGGATTCAGGAGATATTTCAACCCACCCTATTTGAGCCATATCTGACCCACTAACAGAGTATTTGTCCTTAATAATTACAGGGCTATTTTGATAGATATCATTCTCTCCCTCCAGCGAACCAATCATTCCGGATGTGCCCTTACGAAATTCTGACCCGTAAATAAATACGCTATAGTCAGCATTGCCAAGGCCTGTACCGGCGGCAGCAAGTCCTGATGCTGCGTAGAACGCCACAGTGAAC